ATAAGGCTATGATCGTTCGATCTCAGCCAGTGCTTCTCAACGCATGTCCTCGTACTCGATCGAGAACTCGTCATCTGTGCTGTGATTGGCTGCGACGTCGCGGACGGCACGTCTGTCGCCGCGGATACTGGGTGCGCCGCTCATCTCAGCCCGAGCGTTCGCGCCAAGGCTGATCAGCGCGTCTTTCTTGGCGCGCAGTGCGTCGAGCACCCCCCAGAGACGGGCCTTCTCGGCTTCGGCCTCTACTGCGGCCATGCGCGCCTGGAAGTAGTTGTCGTTCGCCTCGACGTGGCTTTTGATCATCGCCTCGGTCGCCTTCTCACCCACCTCGTTCAACTCCTCGCGAGTCGACAAGTAGGTCTGCGCGTAGACGCGGTCGACCTTTGCCTTTGCAACGAGATGCGTCTTGAGCGCCTCGTAGTAGCGCTCATTGTAGGTCGCGAGAAGCGAGGCGATCTTCACAAAGCCGTCGTCCAACGCAAGCGGATCAATCCGCGTTGCCTCCAGCACCTCTGTTGCAGCCGCGACGGCGGACGAGACCCCACCTTGGTTCTTTTTCGAAGCCATTGATCTTCTCCTTTGCGCAGCGGCTTTGGCTCACGGCCCACGCCTTACGCGCCCGACTCAGTTTTCTAGCACATCACTTTGTGAACTTGAAGTCAGTCATGGAGCCCCAAGTTCGCCCGACCTTTGCCTCAACGTCGATGGGAACACCGTTGCTGTTATGAGATCGCATGATGCGTCGGCACTCATGCGCGACCTCAGACAGACACTTCTCTTGCACCTCCAACATCACGGAATCGTGCACTGTCAACACAACCTTGGCCGGTACCGCTTCGCTGATCACGTAGTCAACGATCTTCGGTAGGCTCGCAGACATGAAGTGGGAAGCAGTGCCCTGCACGGGCGTGTTGACCGCTTGATTCTCAGCGTGCGCGCGCTCGTATTCATCATCAGATCCGATCTTGTGAATCGGGCGCCGTACCGCAGGTCCGCCATCCCACCATGTCTCGACGTAGCCGAGCTTCCGTGTTCTCGCAATCTGCTCTTTCGTCCACCTGTCGAAGACGTTGTAACGGCCCCAGATAGCGCGATCGATCGCCTCAGCATCGGCGACAGGGACGCCCCACTCCTTCGCGAGCGTGCGCGGCTTCTTGCCGTAAGGCTTCGCGAACGTGGCCGACTTGATCTTCGATCGATAAGGCTTGCGCTGCTCCTTCGTCATCTTGTCCCAAGTGGACCTTGGGATCTTGAACGCGGCCTCGCAAGACAGCGTCGCGTTGTTCATGTGTATGTCGACGCCCGAAGCGAAGTCAGCAGTCATCACAGGATCACCACTCAGGATGGCCATCACGCGCAACTCGATCTGCGAGTAATCCAGCTCCAACAGCAGCCAGCCTGGTGCGGAGACGAAGCAGCTTCGCGCCATCGCGGCGTCGGGGTTGTGATCGTCTGCCTCAGATCTGGGGATGTTCTGTAGGTTCGGATCGGAGCAGCTGAAGCGCCCAGTATCAGTACCATCCACCAAGATCGAGGGATGGACGCGTCCGTCCTCACGGATGTGGGCGAGCATTCCGCTCGCATAGTTGCTGTCGAGCTTCGTGTATTTACGAACAGCAACCAACGCGGCGACAACGGGATGCTTCGAAGCCAACGACTCAAGCACTTCGTTGTCTGTACTTCTGCCACCGCTTGCTGTCTCCTTGGTCGACTTCAGACCAAGCTCGTCGAAAAGGTAGGAAGCAACTTGCTTCGGGCTGTTGGGGTTCAACCCAGGCTTGTGCAACTCGATCTTCTTTCGCGCCTCGGAGAGTTTGCCCTGACAGTACGTCGAGAAGGCGACCACAGCGTCTCGGTCGCACCCGATACCCCACTGCTCCATGTGTCGAACCGCGATCGAAGAAGGGAGGGTGAGCTTCTCCCAGGTCTGTCGCAGATACGAGTGCTTGAGCAGACGCGGAGCCAGCAGTCTCGCGGTCTGCCGGGTCACTAGGACGTCGCGAGCGTTGTACCGGTACAGGGTGTGTTCGTCCAAGTAGTGGAACATGAACGCCTCGGCGTCAGTACCCTCACGGATCTGCGCGAGGTGCGACGCCTCTACGTCAAACTCAGGAGGCTTGATCTTTCGCTGCTTGCCTGTCGGAGTCAGCGCGTCGGGCGGGTTCGCCAGGCGGCGCAGCTCCTTACAGATGCGCGATGTCTTCTCGCCTGCCTCGTCCTTGTGACCGCCGAGACCCACGAGCCATCCCATCACGTCGAGATTCGCAGCAGCCTCGGGTTCGAGAAGCTTTCGAATCAACCGCGTATCCCAGGCCGGCGTCGGAACATCGATGCCGAAGTAGGTGAACACCGAACGGTCGTCGTACTTGCCATTCTGGGTTGTCGAATCGATCTGGGCGCGCAGCAGCTCGCGCAGCGGTTCGCAGACTTGCTGATCCTTGAGTGCCGCCCGCGTCCATGTGTAGCTAACTGGGCGTTCAAGCAAAGGCATCACGGTCAGAGACTCGATCGAAAAGTCTCGGTTAGGCATCCGGCCACAGGTCTCAACGTCGTAGACGAACCCGCCGTCCCAGCTCATAGCGAGCTTCAAGACGGCTTCTGCGTCGGCCCGCGTCTCGACGAGACTGGTATGGTGTGACCAGTCTGGTTCACCTGGATCAAAAGTCAGCGCCCACTTCAAGTCTTCCTCGAAAACCGCGCGGTCAAAGCGGTTACGCAAAGCCATCGCTGGCGGTGTCAAAAGGAAGACAGGGATCGGGTCGTCCAAGTCGTCGATCAGAAAAGAGTAGCCGCGCCGCGCGCTCGTGAGCGGTGGGCGTCTCCCGAGCACAGCAGTGACGCCAGCGTTACCGATCGCAAGGATACGCTTCGGTCTCGTTTGGTTGAAAACCATGCGCCCAAACGGACGGCACTGCTCAATCGACGCATCCTCAATCTCTCGCCCAGCAGGGCAACGAACTGCGTTGTCGAGAGCGATTGGACCTTGCCACCATCTTGCGATCAAGCTGCGAAGAAACTTGCCAACACCGTCGCTCATCGGGCGTCCGAGTTGGTCTTCGATCTTGCTCGGTGTCTCGCCGACCACAAGAAGGCCACCAGGCGCGCCCTCTGCGGACATGCAAACGGTGCGTGTCTTCTCATGTAGAGGGCAACGCGTGCATCCGGCATCGCGCGGCTCCGCGCGAACCTCCATCAAGGCTCCGCGTGGTGTGACCGGGTACAGTGGGAGCTGCCTCATCAGATCATGGCCTCCGCGCTGCACTCGACGCCTCCCTGTACCGGGCTTGCGTGGCTTTGGACGAACCTCAGCCAAGCGTCGAGTGCAGCGCGCGGGCCACGAGCCCGCGCTTGCAACTCACTTGATCGTCGGATCAAAAAGCTCAACAGCACCAGGCACGCGTGAGTCAAGATCCTCGATTCGGCTGAGCACAGGGATCTTCTCCTTGAGAGCGTTGCAGGCCGCGATGAGGCCCTTCTTGGTGCGGATGGACTTCTTGTTGATCAGGTAGTCAAGGACTTCGCGCAGCTTCTTCGTCTCCTTGAGCGCACGGACGTCATCGGCAGTGATCTTGACTGCTCCTGCTGCGGGCTTCGCAGGCTCAGGCTCAGCAGCCTCCTCTGCCGCGTCATCCTCATCCTCATCTTCTGCCTCGTCGTCCTCATCCTCATCCTCATCCTCAGCCTCCTCTGGCTCAGGAGCAGGCTTTGGAGCCGCCTTCGGAGCCGCCTTCGGAGCAGGCTTCGCAGGAGCAGAGACCGGCGAAGCCTCAGCGGCAACACCAGCAGCGCCCGAAAGCTCGGCCAGGAGCGCACGCGCCTCCTCAACGCCCTTCACAACACCGACGAAGGAAACCTCTGCGCCTGACGTCAAGACAGTAACAGTGAATGAGCGAATCTCGATCGATGACATGCTTCTCTCCCTGGGGAACCTTCCCCGCTACATACAACAGCACGCCAACGTCTTGCGCGTTGACGTGCTTTTTTGGATCTTGCGACCCGCGTGTGAACTCACTCCTCCTGCTTGTCCCGATGACGGTCAAGCGCAGCCAGGCGCCCAAAAGCGACCTTGAGAAGATCATTCATGGCGTCGAACAGTGTCCCGAAGTCGTAGCGCTTCTGGTGAGCGGCGAGCTTCTTCTCATACGCTCGATCAATCTTGACGCCGATGGGCTCGCCAGAAAGATCGATCGTGAAGCGCTTGCGCGTCGAGCCCTCTGCGGGCTCCTTCTTCGCCTTGGGCTTCGCCTCCTTCGGCGCCTTCGGCGCCTTCTTCGCCTTGGGCTTCGCCTCCTTCTTCGACTCCTTCTTCGCCTTGGGCTTCGCAGCCTTCGGCTCGATCTTGGCGCTCGCCGTCTTCTCAGGCTTCGCGGGCGCAACCTTGGGCTCTTCGGTGTCAATCACGATGTCAGACATGGCTCTCTCCTATCGAAAGGAACATTGAATCGAAACGCCTTGCGCGGGCGCTTCGATTTTCGGCAGATCGACAGTAGATGTCTACCGTCGATCGGTCAAGTCGGCTGCGTGTTCCTCTTCGTCAAGGAGGAACATGATGCAACAGACGGCGTGCGCGAGATGGCTCTCTCCGGTCTCCCGGTCGCGCGCTTCCGTAAGGTCCGTGGCACGCCACCAAGCCCACATGTGCCGCATAGCAGCAGCGAAGTACCGCTCGCGTCGCCCATCGACGTGCCGCCAGTTGTTCGCTGCGTACTTGCGGGCGCCGAAGGTGAGGATGCGCACGAGCGCGTCGAGCGCGTGCGGCGGGATCAGGTCGTAGCGCGCCTTGGCGCTGTCGTCCTTGCGGCCCGCAGTGGTCATAGCCCCCCCTCCATCAAGCTTTCCGATGTCTTGCTTCGATCCAACAGCAGTCATAGCGGCGCCTCCAGTGATCTCAATGCTAGCTCACGCAACCAAGAGTGATCAACCTCATCAGGGTCGACCTTTGGCGGCAGTTTGACAAAGCCTGCGCGCTTGCCTTCGAAGCGAAGGCGCGCAGCCGTGGCCCAGGATTCCCGCCACGCGTCACCATCGAGCACGATAGAGACCGGGCGCCTACAGGCAAGGAGAGCTTCCAACTGGAGCATCGAGAGCTTGCCCAGGCACGCCACTGCGTCATCCCCATAGCCGATCGCGTCTAACGCACCCTCCATAACCATCACGGGAGCGTCCGACTCGACGTGTAGTGCGCGGTGATTCCAGAAGGTGACGCCACGCTGCATTCCCTTTGGATACAGATACTTCATGGCGGCGAAGCCCTCCGCACGCTTGGATGGGTTGCGCCACAGCCGGCCGATCCAGCCCAGCCATTGCGCATCGTCATCGGTAGAAAGCGCAGGAATGATCACACGTCCACACCAAAAGCCATCGACAGCAGCACCGATCTGAAAGGGCTTCCAGAGAGCCTGATCCAACTTGCGGCTCTGAAGATACGCGCGAGCCTCTTGCAGTGCAGCAGATCGCAGTCCTGCGCCATTCCACAACGGTAGGTACTCCGGTGGTGGCTCCATGGTCTTGAGTTCCTCGACCGCCTGAGCCGGGTCTTGTCTAGACGCACTGGGATCTGGAGGGTTCTCCAAACGCCCGCGAGAGCCACAACGAAAGCACTCGTAGAAGCCCGTCGAAGCAGAGACGCCGAGAGAGTGCTTGCGGTCTCGATGTCCCGCGTCGAGGCAGAACGGGCACTCAACACGCCACCACTGCGAACCGCGCTTCGCAGATCTGAGCGCCGATTCGACCTTGGCGTTGTTCTCGCTCTTGCTAGGCAAGCGCCGCCTCCACAGCAGCAATGTCCCAAGCTGCTGCTGCTTCAGGGACATTGCATTCGATCCAGAGGCGGAAACGATCGATATTAGTGAATCCTACGACGCGGGAGCGCACAACCCAGGAATCGTTACCTGCGCGCTCCGGTGTCTCGCGAACAGCCAGTCCGATCTTGCGCAGCCGCGCAACCGACAGCTTCAGAACGTTCGCGACCTCATAGGTCAGCGGAGCAAAGGCTCTGCTGCTGGCCCGAGCACCCCACACTCCGTTCGGCGTCACTCGAATGATCTGCATGATGATGAGTGCTACGGCCTTGGCGTCACGCATCACACCCCCTTGACCGGGACCATCTGCCCACACTCCCAAGCGTGAGGCAGCGGACCCACAGCAAAGTCACTGCGCCCGTACCGATTCTTCGCGACGAAGTAGTCAACCTCGTCGCCCTCCTGCGTCTTCTGCCCCGTGATCAACAAGTCGGCAACGTGCGCCTTCTTGTTCGACTCGGCCATGTCGTCAAGCTCGATCCTGCGTTTCTTCTCCTTCGCGGCGCCTCGACGTGGCTGCGACGCCGTCCACCCCCACATACCGTGTTCGAAGACGTACAAGCGCAGCGTCTCGTAGATCGTACCTTGTGCCTCATATTCACCACGACGCTGATCGTCAGCGAGGTGGCTTTTGCACTTGTCGGCGTAGTCGACGACCAGAAGGTGCGGTCGGTACCCCTCTTCTTCTGCACACTCGTCAACCCAGGCAGTAATGTCTTTCATTGACGTGAGCTTCGCCGGAAAGTCCTTCACGATCACAGTGCCGAGCACGGGGTAGAGCTTGTTCAGCTTCGCACGCACGACAGAGAAGTCAGCGGACGTGATCTTCGCGATAGGCTCATTGGTCAGGTTGGCGAGCAATCGCGCGATCCATGCTGCACGATTGATCTCAAGCGAGGCTACGCAGACGAAGTACCCCAAGCGCGCCGCGTTGGCTGTAACGTGATTGAGCAGCATCGACTTACCGCCGCCAGGTGGCGAAGCGTAGACACCGAGGCAACCGCGAGGCATTCCGCCATCGAGGCCGATGTCCAGCTCCTCGATGCCTAGACCGAGCTTGTCGACCTGCCGCTGCTGCTCGATCTCTGCGAAAGCAGATTCTCCCAGACGAAGTCCTGTCGTAGCCTCGACCTCGCCTAGAGACTGCGCGCGCTGCAAGATCCGCTGCACCTGCGCAAAGTCGCCGCGGTTGGTGTACTCGGCCATGGCGGCACGAACGGCGTCTGCCTCCATTCGCCTTCGTAGTACGGGCTTCAGCTCCGCGAGCAACTCTGCCATAGGTGGTGGCGTCGGTGCGTCGAGGAAGAAGTCTACGACATCAGTCAACTGCTCCTGCGTCACGTTGCCATCATCCACCCATCGCTGCACCCGCTGCACGAGTGTGCGCAGATCGATAGGTGCACCGCCGATGTCCTTTGCAATGGCGCGCAGAGCCTTGACAATCAGACGGAGCAGCTCGTCGTCGAGTCCTTCAGGCTCGATGGCGTGCCCGATCGTAGGCCAGAACTTGGGATACCGAAGCGTTGCTGCGACAATCGCGCGTTGGAACGCAGGATCCAGCTTGTACGATGTATCTGCCAACCGCCCTCTCCTCTCTCGAACAGCTCACCAGAGCCACTCACCCCCGAGTGCTCTCGCGTTGAGTTCTTCCTGTGCGAAGTCGTACTCGTCTTGCGCGGCTTTCGTGAGTCTTTCGATCTCCTGATGCGAAAGCCGAGAGGATACGACAAACCGGACGTCATCAGCACTCGGGTCGCGAAGAGACAGCAGCTCACGCTTGAGTTGCTCGTAGCGACGGATCAGGCGTCGATGTTTGTCGCTGATCTTCATGCGCCCACCCCGGTAGTGCGCTTCGTGCCACAGAAACCAATCGACGCGGTTCTGTAGGCGCTTCTCCGCGAAGACCCAGCTCGGATTTGGTGGCATCGTAGACTTCGGCCTGCGCAGCTTGGACGGCGTTGCGTTCCACGCGCCTTCGCCATTCACGATGTACCTGTCCCACACCATGATCGAGAAAGCAGTCCACGCAGCCGGTGGAATCTTGTGTTCGATCAAAGAGGGGATCGCGCCGAGGAGTGTCGTCAGATACTTGCTGTGAAGCAGCGCGTCAGGGTCTCGACTCTCGACCTCGATCAGCATCCGACCTGCACCGCCACGCAAGTGAGTCAATGCAGATCGAAACCCGAGGGCAACAAGACGCAGTGACTTGCGCTTGCTCATGTCCGCAGTGATCAACGGCGGTGCTGGGACGACCGCAGGTCTGAGCATCGGAGCAGGTGGTATCAGAGCGCGGAACGCGACGCTCATCGCCGACCAAGACTGCTCTGGTCCATGCGCGTTTCCGATCTTGTTCATGTAGCCACCGAGATAGATGAACCCCGGCGACGGGCGGGGGGTGGTTGTCGCCGGGGTTCTGGCGTAGCACGAGAGGGTCGCGTGCTACGACGTAGTCTTGCGCGCTCAAGCGGCTTTTTGGCGCACGCCGCGCAGTCCTGCGTT